ACGATCAATCAGGAATAATTAGTTCAGCACCAAGTATTATGAATCAAGGTGTTAATACAATCGAAGGATCTTTAATTGATGGTGATGATCCAAGTTCTAGATATGCAGTTCAACAAGATTTTAAAAGTGATAGACCTTTTGACAGAGACTTTTCAGAATTTGATAAAGCAAGAATGGGACAACAAAATTTAGAAATTACAGATAGAAACAGAGGACAAATAATTGAAAGAGCTCCATCCACACCATTTGATCGAGGTATTACAATGGCAGATATTGCAGGACCCTCTACAATAGATAGATTTAGTAATACTGTAGGACCTGTTCCAAATGTTGAAGCAACATATCAAGATAAAATTATGGGTGGATTAGATGGAGATCCAAATCCTTATAATTTTAGTCAAAACTTCGATCAAAGTTATGATGCATCAAGTGATTTGGAAGTTCCAGGCATGGGTAAAAAAGCAATTGATTTTATAGATGCTCCTGTAAATTTTATGAAGAGAGCAAATAATCCTAATGTATTTGATCCAGTAGTTAATACTAAAAATTTTGTTCAAGATGGAATTACTACACTTAAAAATAATCTTACTCCTAAAAATATAGCAACAAGTTTAGCGGGTAGTAAAATAGCTTCAGCTTTTGGTATTCCTGGAATTATAGGTTCTTTTTTAGCTAGAAGTCTTTTTGGTAAAAAAGAAGATGAATTTGAAGGACCTTTTGATGATATTAACAATGATGGAGTCATTGATAGATTTGATAAAGCCAGAACAACTTTTGGTCAATCAAAAACTCTTAAAGAATATTTTGAGAAAGTAAATGCTATTAGAGAAAATAGAGAAAAAGAAAAAGCAGCGGCAGCAGCAGCTGCGGCAGCGGCAGCATCTAGAGCAGAATCAGCAAGACAATATGATTCCGCGGTACATGGACCAAATAATTATGGATTGGGTAGTGATGGTAATCAATCTTTTGATTCAGGACAAGGGTTTGGTACTAATGCAACAACCGGCGGTCCAGTAAGTAATAAAACTGGTAGAGGAAGAACTGATTACAAAGACGGCGGCATAGTAAGCTTGAGAAGGTAGGCGCGGACCGTGGCTAAATTTGAAATTAATAAAAGGTTACCAGTTACAGAACAACAAAATATTACAGCTCAACAACTTTATGGAAAAGACTTTAAAGATTTAGCAGTTGATCAAAGAACTACAATTAGATCGGGACAAAAAACTTTTAATGGAATTACATTTGAACAATATTTAGATGACTATAAAAATATAGCGTCTGATCCTACATATCAACCTAAATATGTAAAATCAGGAGTAGGTGTAGGAATAGCTCCACAACAAAAAAGAGCTTTAGCAGAAGCAAGAAAAAGTATTACAGGTTTTCAAAATAAATATAATGCTAACACAAATAAAAGAAAAAAATTAAAAGCTCAAAAAAAATTTGAAACTCTTCCTGCAGAAGATCAATTAAAAATTAAACAAGCCAACATGGCTAAAAAAGGAAATATAAGAAGAACAAGAAGAATTGCTAAACTTGCTGACAAAGCTTCTTTAACTCCTAATGAAAAATATTTAAACTTTCAACAATCTTTAATTACGAGACAACTTAATGATAAGATTAAAGCTAATCCTGATCTTATTTTAAAAAACAATAAATTGATTGATGATCTGTCTACTACAATATCTAAAGATGGAAATATAATAAAAATTAAACCAACTCTTTCAGAATCAGAACTTAAAAAAAGAGGTCTATATGAAATAGAACATCAAAGAGATATTTATAAAAAAGGTGCAATGAAAGATTATCCTTATAATAGAAATTTAATATTAAGCCCTCACAACAGATCAGGTGGTTTTAAAAATAATGCAGAAGAATTTATAAAAAAAAATCCAACTAGTAATAAAATTCCAGCTATTCTTGCAAAAGCAGATGAATTAAAAATTACTTTACAACCAGATGTTCCTGAAGGAACTTTTAAAACAAAAGGACTTGGATATAAACAAATTCCAGATGCAGTAGAAAAATTTAAATTAGTTGCAACAGACACAATGCCAAATTTAGTAGATGATAAATTAGGAATGGCTTCTTATGATAAAGATATATCCATGGCTAAAAAAGCATTAGGTTTTGCAAAAACTATTGGCAAAGCAAAGACCGCGCTTCCCGCTGCAGCATTAGCTGCATTTGCAACGAGCGCCAAGGCAGACGATCCAGTTTATAATAGTGAGATTGGTGCCATAGTTAAACCAGGAACATCAGACGATGTTGAATCGCAATCCGGTCTTCTAGATTGGGCATCAAATAATCCCGAACCACTTATAGCATCAGCAGCAATTGGTGGAGCAGGATTAACAACTGCAGGTAACACCATGTTAAAAGGATTATTAAAAACTTTAGCAGCGCCAGCTGTAGGTGCAGCAAACGCAGCCTATGAAATAAGTGAAAATTTAGAAGGTGGTGATAATATTTTAGAAGCAGTAGCTGATAAATCTGCTGGAGTTGGTTTAATGGGAAGTAGTGCATTTAGTAAAGGACTAGGATCATTATTAGGTGGAGCAAAATTAGCTAGATCATTAACACCCGTTGGCGCAGCAATGACAGCGGCTGGATTAGGTAAAGATTACTATGACTTTGCGTCAGACGAGATTGATAAAATGAATCAAATGAGTGATTATGATAGAGGAATATATAACGACATGTTGATGGATGATACCAACATTGACTTTTAATAAAACAACTGATAGACACTTTTCAGGTGTTGAATCAATTAATAATAGAGGATAGAATAGCCCATGGCTGAAATAGATAAAAGTTTACCGAACAATCCAATCGAAATAGATCTTCCAGAAGAAGAAACCGTAGATGCTACCGAAGCAGTTACAGATACTTCAATGGATGGAGAAACAAAAATTGAAATGGATGAAGAAGGTGGAGCAACTATTGATTTTGATCCAAATGCAGCAGATCCTTTAGAGGGTGAAGACCACAACTCTAATTTAGCAGAATTTTTAGAAGACAGTAATTTAGATCCATTGGGTTCAGAACTAATGGACAAATACAAAGATTATAAACAATCAAGACAAGATTGGGAAGAAAGTTATAGAGAAGGTTTAAATCTATTAGGATTTAAATACATAACTAGAACAGAACCTTTTAGAGGAGCAGCATCTGTTACTCACCCAGTGCTTGCTGAAGCAGTCACTCAATTTCAAGCACAAGCTTACAAAGAATTATTACCCGCGGATGGCCCAGTTAGAACTCAAGTTTTAGGAGACATTACTGTTCCTAAAGAAGAGCAATCTAAACGTGTTAAAGATTTTATGAATTATCAAATTATGGATCAGATGAAAGAGTATGAACCAGAGTTTGATCAAATGTTATTTTACCTACCTCTATCAGGATCAACTTTTAAAAAAGTTTATTATGATGATTTACTAGGAAGAGCTGTAAGTAAATTTATACCCGCTGACGATTTAGTGGTGCCGTACTCTGCTACCTCATTAGAAGATGCGGAAGCTGTAATCCATGTTATTCGTATGTCACAAAATGATTTACGAAAACAACAAATCAATGGCTTTTATAGAGACATTGATTTGGGAGAACCGCCTATACAAGAAAATCAATTAAAAGAAAAAGAAAGAGAATTAGAAGGTGTTACTTCTAATGGTACAGATGATATGTACACAATTTTAGAAATGCATGTCAATGTAGATTTGGAAGGATATGAAGATGTTAATCCTGAAGATGGTGAGCCCACTGGAATTAAATTGCCTTACATCATTACTATGGATGAAGCTAATGGAAAAATATTATCTATTAGAAGAAACTTTGAGCCAGAAGATCCTTTAAAAAAGAAAAAAGATTATTTTGTACACTTTAAATTTTTACCTGGAATGGGTTTTTATGGTTTAGGTTTAATTCACATGATAGGTGGATTAAGTAGAACTGCAACAGTTGCATTAAGACAATTGTTAGATGCTGGAACTTTAGCTAACTTACCAGCTGGTTTTAAAACCAGAGGTGTTAGAATGAGAGACGATGCACAGCCATTACAGCCTGGAGAATTTAGAGATGTAGATGTACCAGGTGGAAATATTAAAGATCAGTTTATGCAACTACCATTTAAAGGTCCTGATCAAACTCTTTTACAACTAATGGGTATTTGTGTTAGCTCTGCTCAAAGATTTGCAAGTATTGCAGATGCACAAGTAGGAGACATGAATTCACAAGCTGCAGTTGGAACTACAGTTGCTCTTCTTGAGCGTGGATCACGTGTTATGTCTGCAATCCACAAAAGATTATACGTTGGTTTAAAATCAGAATTTAAATTATTAGCAAATGTATTTAAAACTTACTTACCTCCAGAATATCCTTATGATGTTCCTGGTGCTGCAAGAAATATTAAAGTTTTAGATTTTGATGATAGAGTAGATATCTTACCAGTT